ACCACGTGTCAACCCTCAGATGCTGGTGGCGTTGGATCCGCATTAACATAAGGGATTCCACCATTAGGTTTGATGACATACGCTGGGATATGATGGAATGCATCAGGACAGTTCTGTGGTTGTGGGAACCATTCGTAACAATTGTCTACTGCACTCTGTTCATTGGGGAAATAATAATATACTTTCTTTAGTTCAAAGATTCTATCAATCTCTGCTTCAGGAATAATGTCTTCATACCACGCAAAAATCTCTGCTTTCTTTGTATCAGAGAGTGTGTGATATTGATTATTATCAATAACTAGAACAAACTTATTTGCAAGAGCAGCATAATCTGCTACCAACATTGCTTCTGTTTTAGGATTTAGTGAAATTAACATTATCCAACCTCTCCTTCTTCAATGATAGATAGAATCTCATCTAGTGTCTTATCACCAGATTGGACGCGGTTGATTCTATTTACAGGCATATCATCGATTGCTGCTGTAGAAATTGCAATTGCAAGATAATTAGTAATTCTATCAGCAAATCTACTGTATACTACTTGGTTCATTCTATAGAAATGATCATGGTCGTCAGATAGGTATGCTTTTCCATCATCCATTGCTTTATGTTTAGATGGTGTGACTGGAAACTTCACCATATTTGCAGCAACAGTTGATTGTTGCTCTGGCAAATCTCTCAGCATTTGACGATAAGTTCTCCAGTCCGCTTTCTCTTCATCTGTTAGTGGTACATCACCTAGTTGTGTCCAGTCACTATCCATGAGTAGGAAGTTTCTGATCATTACAACCTTAGTCCAGTTAAGAATAGCAGACTTAGCAAACTGACCTGCTAGTGATCTTTCTAGGTCATTCTCCTGTCCTACTCTATATTCTGTGTATTTTTCCATGAGACGATTACACAGATCATCCACTTCATCTGGAAATGGAGATAGATCAAACTGATAAGAACACCACTTATATGTACCAGTCCTCTGGTTGCGTGTGTACTTAGTCTTATTCATCTTTGTTCTGCCATCTTTGTACTTTACAAAGACTTCCAACTTATCCTTGTCAGAATCCCACAGAGGATACAAGATGGGAACGATGTTTGCTACCCAATATTCATCGTCAAATGTTTTGATAACACCGTCTACCTGAATGTTCTTATCAAATGCATTCAGGTACAATGCTGTTGTTGATGGTGATGCGATGTCCATGTTTATACTGTCTTATGAATCCATCCTGTCAAAATGTATTTATCGTGTGAGAATACAGTATTACCTCTATGTGTGTGGGTAAACGCTGCTGGCCATATTACAACTCTACCTTTCTTCGGTTGGACTCTCCTCTTTTGGTAAATAAACTCTGTCTCTGCTTCACCCTCAGGCATATCATTGAGATAAATTGTCCAAACTAATTCACGACTAGAAGCATGATATGCAGATGTCTCATAATGCCAGTCATGATATCCTCCACCTGGCGGTGTTTGCTGAAACTTGATGATATTTGTCATCATCTTAGTTGGTCTCAACGCAGCGTAATAATTACTATAACTAGCAACGCAGCATTTTACATATTCTCTAACTTCAGCAGATATACGACTCTCATGTTCATTAAACAAATACTGATAGTCGCTACGACCTAATTTGCCATGAGGAAATTGTGTAGATCCATTATCTACATTGATCCATCCATTGTTTTCTTTTGCCTCTAAGCACTTGTCAATAATATCATCACATAATTGTCGAGGGAAAAAGTTATCCCAAACACCAATAAAGTCATCGAAATCACCCACCATCTTTTCTGGCGGAAAAATAAACTTGTCTGATATCATAATGCTTTGATCAAATACTTAACTCTAAAATACTTAGTAATCAGGGGAATGTCTGACTCTGGCACAACCTGTGCATTAGTAACAATAGGTGTGGATGATGACATTGTAAACGTTCCATCCGTAACTGTCAAGGTTGCATCTCGTGCAGTAACAGTACGTCTTACTTGACTGATACCTGTATCACTGTTGATAGGTAATCCAGCATCATCTAAGTTACCCTGTAAGGATGCTCCACCTGTAGAAACAAATTGCTCCACAATTTCTGGTGCATAGAAAAGTGTAATAGCTCCAAGACCATAGTGATCAGCATTTGCTGTAGCATTATCATTTGCACCATTTGGTCTATCTTGCGAGAGGATAAGAGTGACGTTAGCATCTCTCATCGCAGATCCGTCTGCAATGGGCAAATCAATTGCTTGCCATCCTGATTCTGGGTCGCTAGCAAGAAGAATCTGACTGAATAGAGTTGTATTTGTTGATGCTCCTTTTTGAAAATATAAGTTTAGTGCCTCATCGGGTGATTCACCACCATTTGCACTATTACCTTTGATAACTGTAAATCTTATATTATTGACATTACTCAAATCAAAAGTTCCTACTGACAATTGTCTATCACCAGCAGAATCTGCCGCTGCTCCAGTAAAATTAATGTATTGTGTAATTTTATTATTTGCAAATGGAATGTTGGCAGAACTAAATCCAGAAGTAGTACCAGTTCCAAGTCCAAATGCTCGTTGTTTTAGTTGATCATCTGTAGATGACAACCACACATTTCCTGATCTAGGAGCACCAGTTGGTGTTCCATTTTCAGTTCCTTCAAAATATACACCAGTTGGAGTTGTGAGTTCTCCTTCAATTACAGAACCTGCTTCTTGACCAGCATAACGAACAAATATACTACCACTTCCACCATCAGTTGCAGTTCCGCCACCAGATCCAGCATTTCCCAATGATATAGAAACAGGAACTACAAGATCTGTAATTTCAATAATAATTGCTCCACCTTGTCCTCCTCCACCACCAACAGGATCATAATTTAATGTATTGTAAGTGTATTCAATTTCTACATATCCATCACTTGTTGGGAGAGCGCCGTCGGTAGTTACAGTCATGCCATCCGTGCCCCAGAAGTCAGTTCTGTATGCAGAAGTACCACGACGACCGCCAGTACCACCACCATTACCATTGTGTCCAGCACCTGCTTGACCGCCAACGCCACCATTGTTTTGATTAGGGACACCAGCGCCACCACCACCACCGCCGCCTGCACCAGCAGTACAACTACCAGAGGATCCGTTACTACCATCAGCAAAGTCTATTGCAGTACCAAGTTGCACAACAGTTTCTGATGCACTTCTGTTATTTCCGCCAGGATAGCATCCATCAGTAGTACCACCACCATTGTATCCACCACCTGCGCCGCCGCCACCGCCGCCGCCGCCAGCACCAGCGATCAAAACACCATCAAGAAATAGTCCAGTACAACCGCCGCCACCGCCGCCTGATGAACCATTACCCCATGCACCAACTCCACTATTTCCTCCATATGTGCTACCACCACCAATACCACCTAGAGCAGGTCCTGCTTCACCACCAGTTCCAGTGTTACCATCTTTGTTATTAAATCCAGCATTACCTTTTCTGCCAATCTCCCAAGTAACTGTACCGTCTAGTAATGCTAAAGTACCTACTAGCAATGCGCCACGACCACCATATCCACCTACAGCACCACTCTTTCCACTCGTTGAAGTTGGCCAACCTGGGAATGATCCACCACATCCAGAGTTAGCATTGGGATTACCACTTCCACCTCCACCACCAGATACTCTAAAAGTGATAGTTCTACCAGTTTCTCCAGGAAATGCAGCAGGGATATCCCAACTACCATCGCTGGTATATTTTACTGGAGCGACATTAGTTGTAGATTCAAATGCTGTTGAAACACCATTACCACCCGCATTTACATCAGCATTTCCACTGGCACCACCGCCATATGAAAGTGCTGTTGATGATCCAGTGCCGCCACCAGTTGTTCCATCAGCACCCTCAGTTACAGAAAATGTAAATCTAGGATCTGCTGCTAATTCAGCAGGGATTGATAATGTTCCACCAGATCCACCTGTACCACCACTATTTCCATCTACTGCTCCACCACCACCATTTGCAGTGATAGTGTATAAAGTTCCATCTACATCTAGAGTAACAGATGCTGATCCACCAGCAGTTCCATCATTATCACTATCAGAACCTCCCCCACCAGGAGCTTTCAAGATAACTTGAATTCCAATAACTGTACCTAAATCTGGATCTGGAAGAGGAATAATTTTACTTTGTGGAGTTGTTATAGTCTCACTAGACAGTGTGATGGCATTACCAGGAATCTCAAAGTCTGCTTGCTTACCACCAACTAATGTATCTCCATTAACAACATATACCCTAGGTGCTTGTGTAATTTCTTGTTCAACAAAATAACCACCAGCTAACTTTACATTAGCACCAGAGTTTAGAGTTGCATTTGCCACTCCTGGTGTTTCATTTACTCTTGGCAGCACGTTAAAATTAGCTGCTCCAAATCCAGTAGCTACTACCTCAAAAATTCCAGCAAATTGCGACGGTGTAGCACCAGTGACAATGATAGTATCACCAACAGAGAATCCATGATTACCATCAGTATTGATTGTGATAAATCCACTGTTAGAGTCATATGTTATTGTCAATAAAGGAATTGGATCTGCTTCAGAAATAGAATAATTATAAGAATCGTCTCTCTCACCAATACCAGCAGTGTTGCCATATGTTGCCATTGCTGGACTCTGCAATGTTGTACCAATGATACCATGAGAGTGCCCTAGTGCATCACCATTAGCTCCAACTGGTTCAAAGTTAGTGATATTTGCTCTACTATTGATATAGTTGACAGCAAATCTATCTACCTCAGCTGGTCCTAGTTCTGCAAGTTTAGTTTCATCAACTTCTACAGATAGAATTCTATGATTGTGTGCTGGTGGGAATGGAAATACGTAGTCATCAATTGGACCTACACTATATTTAACTTCACCAGTTACATATGCAGTTACATCAGCAATAATATCAGAATATCCTGTAGTTTTTACATCACCAACATTAAAAAATTCGCCACTATCAACCAAGAAACCTTTTTGTATGTACCATCTACCACCAGTTTGTCCTACAAAGTTGTTGATGGCATTTTCTGGTGTTGCTGTACCAGCACCATTAACATTTCCAAATCCAAGAATTTTTCTTTGTCTATAATCTGGTAATTTGAAAGTACCAAGGTTATATGGATAATCACTAAGAGAAAAAGTCTTTGATACAGCAAAATTTGGGTGAAGTGCTAAAGATGGAGAAACAAATGTCCACACATATTGATTTGATGGGAATGTGCTTAAATCAATATCATCTGGCAAAACAAGTTCATATGCAAATTCGCCAGTCTCTGCATATGCGCTTACATCTTCAGTTGGTTGAATCAGTCGATAAAACGTATTAGTATTAAGAGCAGAAGAAGCTGTTGGGAATTGTCCCAACGCATTAAATCTTAGAACAGCACCGTAAGGATAAGGTCTTTGTATGTTTACCTTATCATTGGTAGCATCTTTGTAAAACTGAAAAAATAATTTATTGTTGATGATATACGATCTTCTCAGTCCACCAGGAACGGTTGGTTGTGTGACAGTTACACCTGTTGCACCACCATATCTATTTCTGATAATAGAAAATAGAGCTGGATAATCTCTGATTCGAAGTTCTTTACCATCACAGTACAAGTGATCTTTGTATGTGTATTCAGGATCTTCTCCATCTGTCTGTTGATCAGTACCAACAAACACAGGAAGAATAGTTCCAACTGGGGTATGATTTCCACCCTTGTCAGAATAGTAATTGTCGTATGTATTCCTGTACGTTGCCATCTGTTTAGTACTTAATCAAAAACTCTTGAA